CTTACCGATGTCCGTGGCGCTGTTCTCGTCAGCTCCCAGCAATGCCCTGGCCACTGTGTCGACGACAATGAGAGAGAAACCCCCTGCTCGCTCTTCAAGCAGCTGGATAGTTGCCTTGAGCTTCTCCACATCACCGGCATTGGTGAAGTCCACCGCGGTCGGCAAGACGTAAAATGGCAGCTCTTTTTCTGTAATCCCGCCACCTCTGTTCTCGATCCATGCCTTGATCCGTTTGCCGAGACCGCCAACACCCTCACCTGCGATGTACAGGACGCTGCCCTGCTTGACCCCCATGCCATGAAAGTCTTTGCCTGCTGCGACGCATAGGGCAATGTCCAGAGCGATAAACGTCTTTCCACATCCAGGTGGCCCATACATGACGCTGAATCCGTGTCGTGTGTACAGGCTGTCCACCAAAAACTGCACAGGTGGCATGGCCATGAGTTCACCAAGTGCCATGGTCGCGTACACTTCCGGCTGCTCATGTTCGATTTCGCCAGGATCTTCGACACGATCTGTGATGGTTGTCGCTGCCCTGGCCTTGGCGATCAGCTTCTCTTTCGTCTGACCTGAGTCGAGCCAATCAACGATGTCGCCCTTGTTCGGCAGCTCTTTGCTCAGATCCAAAAGCTTGATATCAGCTGCGACGCCAATCAGTGTGTTGATGACCTTGGCTGCATGTTTCTGGCCTGCCTCGTCATTGTCCGGTACGACAACAACCTTTCGATCCTTCAGCCACTGGCTGTGCTCTTCGGTCCAGTTGCCTGAGCCACCGTTGTTCGTTGTGGCGACAATGCCGATCTCTCTGAGCCGGTCTACACACTTCTCACCCTCGACAATCCACACGGCACGCTTTGAGTGATGTAGGAGCTCAGGCAGGTTGTACGGAATACGTCGTACATCCTTCAGGTTACTGATCCACCCACCCTTGCCGTCAGGTCGCTGCTGCCTGAATGTCTTTTTGCCGTCTGCAAAGTCAGTCCTGATGACCTGGTACTCGAGCACACCGTGATCGCCGATGTAGTCATAGGCCGTGATCTTGTCTCGATTCTTCGGCGCAAAGGCAGGATCTTTTTCGATGTCAAACTTTTGCTCTAAGAAATCAGCCAGGTGCCCGTTGGCTTCTGGGTATGCCAGCTTGCATAGATCTGTGAAGCCGCCGGCCTCTTGTGTTTCATGGTCAAACCAAGTGCCTTTCTCTGTGTCGACACTCTTTGAGCCATGACTGCCGAATCGCAGCTCTGAGCCATGGGATAGTCTTTTATTCTCATCTCCCCACAGGTCTCTGGCTACCTCGGCTATGTGTTCTGCATATTTGTTCATAGCTGCACCTTAAAAAAATGCCCCCATTGCTGGGGGCGAGTGGTCAAAACTCCCAATCACCTCCGTCGGAGGCTTCAGGCGCAGGTGCAGGCGCCGGCTCGGGAGCTGGGGTTGACTCAGGTGCAGGTACAGGCTGTGCAGCCTCACCCTCTGGCTTGTCGGTCCATCCAACCAGCTCAAACTGCGGCACACGGGTTTGTCCTTTGCCCACCGCCTGAGCAGTTGCGCCGTTGTATTTGACCTTGGCGACTTGGCCAGGATTTGAAGCAGCGCCATTGTGAATGGCAGGCCACACAGCCTCGAGCCCCATCTTCGGGCCGGACCCTGTAGTCGTCCATTCACGCCAGCCGCTGTCCTTCAGATACACCATCACACTGAAACCACGCTTGTGATCTGGTGACGGTTGAGCACCTTTGACCCCTGGGCGTTCATCCCATGACCATTCGGGGGCAGCGCCTTCACTGATCTTGCCCCAGCCTGTCTTCAGGCTGTTGGGATCAATCAGCAGACCCTTCATCTCGATCTCTTCGCCGTCGACGATCCACTGATTCAGTGATGGCTTAAAGCGGATGTACTCCGCAGTGCTATCAGACAGTCCTAACATACTCATACTATTTCTCCTCACTCTCGAGAGTTTCTCTAACGATGCCGCACCACAGATCGAAATCTATTTCTGCGACGCTCCTAAAATCCGACGGCTCATAGCAGTCGGCACCAGCACCCATCCAGTTGATAAACACCTGAATGGGTTTCCGATCTTGTCTAACAATGAGAACAGGGCGACACCCCTTGGCCGCTGCTTGTGCTTCACACTGCAGCCAGAATGTTTTGAGATCTGAGGGTACGCAGCTCGCGTACCTTTTACACTCGATACTCCAACCAGGCACGCCCGATAAATCGTCGCCGCCTGCCTGGTATTGTTCGAGGTTTCTTTTGCATTCAAAACCCAGGTTATCCCTGATCTTGTTCGCGATCTCTCTCTCAAACGCAGCGCCTTTGCGCCGGCTCATCGCTCCCATTTGCGCCCCATGTCGTCAAGGTTTGGTGCAATGGTATAGCAGCTGCTTGATCCTTTGGAATCAAAAAGGTGTTGCAATCTGGTAAACGTTTGTTTACTCTGTGCATGTGGTCGGTGAGGGACCGGCCCAGAAAGGAGAGTGAGAAATGTACGATCGAGTTTACGGCAGCGAATACAAAGCAGACATGGACATCAAAGATATTGCCAAAGAGGTGCGCAAACTTTTGAAGGCTGAGATGCCTGAGTTCAAGTTTGCAGTGCGCATTGACCGGTACGCTGGAGGCCAGAGCCTGCACATTGGCATTAAAGAAGTGCCTGCCGGTTTCCAGTTTGTCCAGGAAAATCCAAACGACTTTGAGCGTGACTACCGCCCAATGGTCTGGACTAAGCAGCTGCGCGATGCGCAAGAGCAAGCCAGGGCAATCGGCATGCGCTTCAACTACGACGGCAGCGACAGCATGACTGACTACTTTGATGTCAATTACTACTGCAACGCCAGCGTCGAGTATGGCAGCCCTGCCGATGCACAGCAGCGTGAACAAGAACAGCAATTCAGGGTGGCGGCTTGAGCCGCCCCAAGGGGAGCAAGATGAAACAGACAAAAATCATTGTGCGCGGCATGACTGTGCTGCGCTATGACTTCGGGGACCAGGAGGCGTTGATCGCCTGGTTCCTGGACAACATGCTGGGGCGCCACGGCGTTGCCAGTAAGGTGGTTGGAAATACGCTGCTGACTTGGGAGAAAAAATAATGGAGCTGCACATTGGAGCACGCGTCACACTAGCCGGCGGCAAGATCGTCGGCACAGTGCTCGCACACAGGGGTCGCTGCGTCACGATCTTGTTGGACGACGGCAAGAAGATGCGCATTGAAAAGCGTTTGATCGAGACAATCTTGGAGGCGTTTGTATGAGTTTTGCTGAGGCAATGTTCTTTGTGATTGGGTTCTTTGTGTTCTGGGGTGCCATGTGCTTTGTCGGTTTTGTAGTCGATAAACTACTGCGCCGGTTCTTTGGCAAGGGCATTTTTCCAGAGGGGTATTTTGAGTGGTGACAATCTATTACCAGCAGGTCTGGTTTGAGGGTGACGATCACCAGATCGAGTTTAGTTACGCAGTCAATGACCAGGAGGAGATGCCTGGTCTGCAGCTGCTTGAGGTCGACGGCATGAGCCAGTACGACACACCGAGTCGGCTTTGGGAGTTCTGCGAATCGCAGATGGATACCAACGTCGCAATGACAGCAGAGGAAATGTTCAAATGGTAGGCAAGGTCACAACAATTCAGAAGATGAGCGCGAGCCGTCTCCCAAACATTATGGGCTTCAGTCCCTGGGCAACGCCCAACGATGAGCTGAACCAGACGATCAAGGCACGCAAGGAGGGGGTGCATCACTATGAGATCCAGGTTGGTGAGGCTGCAGATTGGGGTAATGATCTGGAAGACATCATCCTCACTCGCGCCGCAGAAAGGCTAGGGCTGTCTGACCTGCGCCTCGAATACACAGAGCCGTATCTGTACAAAGACATCCTGCAGGCTTCGCTTGATGGCGGCGCCAAGGCGCAGAATCTAGTCGTCAACACAGACCCTGCAGCCAACATTTATGTGATGACGCACGACGGCACGATCACGCTAGACGGACCTGGCGTACTGGAGGCCAAGCTCACAAGGGCTGCGCCCAGTGACACACCGGCACCGTACCGCGGGCCGATCCAGTTGCAAGGCCAGATGCTCTGCACCGGTGCACAGTGGGGTGTGATTGCGACGCTGTACCAGGGCGTTGAGTTGTACCTCTATCTGTACAAGGCCGACACAGAGATGCAGCAAAAAATTGTCATGGCGTGCTCTGACTTCGAGCGCCGCGTGCGTGATGAGGATTGGTACCCTGCGATGAGTGCGACAGAGGCTGCCGACATGAAAGGCGACGCACCAGAAGATGTTGAGATCGATGCCGACGATGAGCTGCAGGAAAAGATTGACCGGTTAGCACATCTGCGAACAGAGCTGAAGGCGTACCAGGCACTGGTCGATGACCTGCAGCTCGACATCATGAATGGCATGGGCGAGGCGAATGTCTGCAATGCAGGACGCTATCGAGTGACCTGGCCTGTGCGCCGGATCAAAGCGAAACCGGCACAAACCAAAGAGATCCCCGCGGTCGAGGAGCATTGGGCGCGAGCTAAGACACTGAAGGTGGAGGAGTTATGAGTAACAGAAAAATAGTAAATGCGAACGACTTGAGAGGCGCCTTGCTTGCGTCGATTCAAGGTGTTTTGGAAGGCAAGGTAAACGTCGCCCAGGCAAATGCGATTACTGGCTTGTCTACAGAGCTGCATAAATCAATTCGCCAGGAATGGGATATGCGCGTTTACGCAAATGAGAACTTGAGCATTTCAGGCGGCGAGGTGATTAAGTTGTTAGAGGTAGGTCATGAAACCTCTTAACGGTTACTCATGTCTTAACCTAGATGACGCAAAAAAAATGCGCGGAAGTCTGTATTCAATAGAGTCACGCTACGGCAACTACATGGACTGGCTGATTGATGGGCTAGAGATACGTCTAGCTCGTCAATATATGAAGACAGGCAGCCTTGTATTTGTGGCGACTGGAAAAAGTTTTGTTGAAAGGGTGCGTTTTATGCACCCGCAAACAAAAAAAAGGTTGAGCCGCTATTTTGGGCGCAGCCTGCCAGATCTTACTGGCGGTAAGCTGTCAACAAATTGGTTTATTTGTTTTACCGAGGATAGCGTGTGTGTTGGTTTAACCGCTAACTCTAATTCGAGTGAGTGGAAAGACATGTACCGTGATTATAGAGCCGCGCATGAGGCTTCTAAAGAGTTAATACAGGCTTACTTTTGTGAAGATTCAACATTTTATACGTCAACAATTCCGCTTTGACGGGATCAATAAATTAAAAGTGGAGGAGCTGTGATCGTCGGTTTAAAAAATAGGTTAGTTCCGGCGCATGGCTACGCATATTCGATTTTATATAAACCGGAGAAGAACGCATGAGTTTTGAGAGAAAGCGCATTCATGAACTTGAAGACCGCATCAAGGAACTGACAGAAGCACTTGAAGAG